CTCTATTCCGGGATGGACTATGACGGGATGCCAAGGGCGGACTATTTCCCGGATGAATATGAAGTCCACGTCGGGGACAGCAACACGCCGATCACGTCGATGATCCGGCACTACGGGGATCTGGTCTGCTACAAGCCGGACAGCACCTGGGCGATTACGCAGAGCTCGATGGAGCTGGCCAGCGGGGACAACACGGTGGGCATCTACTGCACCCCCGTGAACCGCGACAAGGGCAACGTGGCCCCGGGACAGGTCCGGCTTGTGGACAACAACCCGGTGACCTGCTCGGAGCGGGAGCTCTACCACTGGGTGAATTCCAGCTATTACACATCCACGCTCAGCCGGGACGAGCGGCAGGCACGTCGAATCTCGGACCGGATTCAGCGCAGCATCAAGGAGATCGACCTCGCTAAGTGCTGCATGTGGGACGACAACGACGGGCAGGAGTGGTATCTGAGCGAGAACAAGGTGACGATTGTCTGGAACTACGTCACGGACACCTGGTACCGCTACGAAGGAATCGACGCGGTGTGCATGTGCAACTTCCACGGGGAAGTGATCTACGGCACGTCGGACGGCCTGATCGCAAGGCTCACCTATGACAGCATGGGCGACATGGGCTACCCGGTCAAGGCGGAATGGGAGTCCGGCGCCATCGACTTCGGGGCGGCAAACATGCGGAAGTATTCCTCTTCCATGTGGGTCGGACTGAAGCCGGAGGACGGGACGAGCGTGGACGTGAAGCTCATCACGGACCGGAAGGACACGTTCAAGGAGAAGGTGGTAAGCTCGGAGAAGGCCAAGGTGGACGGACAGCCCTTCATGGTCAAGACCAAGCTCAAGGCCAAGAAGTTCGTGTTCTACCGGCTGCTTCTCTCGGTGGACGAGAAGATGCGGGCGGTCACGGTGACGGACGTCGAATTCCGGGTACGCCAGACCGGCTACGCCAAGTGAGGAAGAAGACATGATCGGAAAAACGAATTCAGGGATTATCCTCGGAATTATCAACGTAAGCCTCCCGAACAGTAGCACGGTCACGGTCTCGAACGGGAATCTCTCGTTCACGGCAAGCGGGGCATCCGTTTCATTCAAACTCCCGAGGGCCGGGACGTGGACGGTTTCGGCAAGCTCCAACGGCATTTCGGAGACACGTAACATTACAGTGAACCCCGGAGCTGTCGTAAACGTCTCGATGCTCACCGGACTGTATCTGTACAATCGAGGAGCATATGCCTTCACGAGAGGCTGGTCGAGAGGCGAAATGAGCGGATACGTTACCGTCAGCGGCAACAACAACTCTATCTCGAATGGTTCGGTCAATCTTACCGGATACAGGACGCTGAAAGCGGAAGTCACAGGACGGCTCGCACCGGAATTCTACGCCACATGCCAGATGAGGTTCGAAATTACAGACACCGCAGGAAACAGACTTCAATATTTAAGCGAAACGAAAGATCGCTCCGCGAAGGATTACAGCCTGACATGGACGTTCGACGTGAGCAGCATCAACCAGTACGTCAAGTTCAGAATCGCAACTCAGGGTTGGAGCGGCGGTGGAGACCAGTCGGGATGGAGCGCATGGATCAACCTGTACTCGATCTATCTGTCAACATAAAGAGGTGATATAACATGGCATCCCTTCAGGAAACCTTTGCACAGCGGCAGAACGAGTCTGCTGCGCAGATCAACAACATGTACGACAAGCAGAACGCAACGCAGGCGGCAGGGCTGAAAGCGGAATATGACCGCAACATGTCCAACGCTCAGGCGGAGGCCAACAAGATCGCCCCGGCGTATCAGGCGCAGGCCAACACCCTCGCGGGACAGTTCGAGCGCCAGAGGCGGAACGCCAACCTCAACGGGATGATGAGCGGCCTCGGCAGCGGAGCGGGACAGCAGCAGCAGAACGCCATGCGCAACCAGTTCATGGGCCAGTACGGCGCACTCAGAGGTCAGGAGGCAGGCGCGGTCAACGACGCCAATCAGAAGATGGCCGACCTCACGACGGCCTACAACAACGCGCTGGTCTCGGCGCGGGCGGAGACGGACGCGAAGCGGGATCAGGAGCTGATCAACGCCTACAACACGAACAGGGACTGGTACGAGCAGCAGGCACAGAACCTCGCGAGCAGCTACGGACAGTTCAACAACCTCAAGGATATCTACGGCGAGGCGCAGGCAAACCAGATGCGGAACGTCTGGATCAGCCAGAACCCGGAGGCGGCCTTCCGCAGCGGCATGATCTCGGCGAGCGACTACAAGAAGCTGACGGGGAAGAACGCCTCGGCAGACCCGATCCGGGCGTTGTATGAGAGCGCACAGACCAAGTACATGCCGTACAACAGCATCTACTGAGGAGGGAAGGCATGGCGGAGAAGAATGTAGCAGTCCCCATTCCGGCGGCGGTCACGACCGCCCCGGAGATGAAGACGCAGGCGGCGGACGCCAATCAGTTCAAGCAGGCGTTCGACGCCCGCAAGCAGGGGGCTCAGAACAACATCAACAGCACGCTCGGCAACTCCTTCAACACCCAGAAGCAAGGGCTTGCGGATGCGTACCAGCAGAACGTTGCAGCGCAGGGCAAGGCGACGGCAGCGGGACAGCAAGCGTTCAACACGGCAAATGCGGATCTTGGCGTTCAGGCAGGGCGCACACAGGCTGGCATGGACAGCTACGCGGATGTTCGAGGGCTGAACAGGCAGCCCGGGTCTCAGCAGTCACTCTCGCTGGGGCTCGGAGCTGCTACAGCCTCGGGCAGGCTGGCACAACAGCAGCAGATGGCGCTGCAGGAGAGCCAGCGGCAGAAGGACCTGCTGAACTCGGACTACAACAGCCGGGTGCAGGCGGCGATTTCCAATCATGACTACAAGCAGGCGGCGGCGCTGCTTGACGACTATAACAAGCAAAACAGCTGGCTTGATCAGAACGCAGCCGCTATGGCGAGCTTCGGGAACTTCGCGGGCTATGAACAGCTCTACGGTCCGGGGCAGGCGCAGGCCATGCAGCAGTTCTGGATCGGGCAGAACCCGGAACTAGCGTACAACACGGGCGTGATTGACGCGGCGCGGTACAAGCAGATCACGGGGCTCAACGCACCGGACTGGCATCCGCCTGCAGAGGGCGGCGGAGACATCGACCGGCACGTCCCGAGCGCACACGAAATCTGGGTCGGCAGAACCGGCGGCGTGAGCCACGGCGGCGGTGGAGGCGGAAAGAACGGAAGCGGCTGGGGCTGATAGAAGCGGGAGGCAGTAATGGCTTACAAAAAAGATGACAACGGCGGGCAGGCGGCAGCCAGCGCGGCGCCTTCCGGAGGAAGCTCCGGCAGTGGCGGCGGCAGCAAAGTATCCGTAGGCGGAAGCAACGCAAGCAGCAAAGCCAGCACCAAGGCCAGCACCAGAATTTCCGGAGCAGGATCCAGAGATTCTTCCGCTCATGCGGCGGCAAGCGCGGACCGGGCAGCGGCAGCGGGCAGGGGGAAAGTGGCAAGCTTTACCCCTTCCGTCCGCGGCGGTTCTTTCGGCAGTTCCGGCAGCTCCGGCGGCAAAGGCTCGTTGTCTCCTGCCTGGGTCGGGAAGAACCCGTACCAGTGGGGGAACACCACGCCGAGAACCAACCACCGCGCACCGGACGAGGCGCGGCAGAAGAAACTGGACGCGCTCGGATTCGCGGCGGATGACCCGGACAGATTCTTTCATTTTTATGTCCCGAACAAGGGGTCTGATCAGGCCTATCTAGACAAGGCCAACAAGCTGAGCGCGGACCGCAACTATTACATGGCGGGGCACTTCTGGGACGTGATTAACGGCCCGTATGACAGCGAGGATGACCGGGCTGCCGACGCCATGAGGTGGATGGAAGACGCGCAGATCTATGCCATGTGGGCCAGGGAAAACGGCCTCACCTATACAGACGAGACCGGCGAGCACAGCATGGAGGACGAGTGGAAGGAAATCTGGAGCTACGCCAACGAGATCGCGGGCGGCATCGGCGACAGCGACAGCACTCGGGCGGGGAAGGAAATCCGGGCGTATCTCGGCGGTGAGGCGCACGACAGCGAGACCACGAAGCGGCTCCTGGAACAGGCGAAGCAGTTTTCCGACGAGGCGGAGAGCGACGAGGACATCATGTTCTGGACCGACCTCGAGATGTCCCTGAACGACCAGCTGA